AAAATTCGAAGTAAAATTAATTATGATCAAAATAATGAAATGTTTATATTGTAATTTTAAAGTTAGATGGAATAATGATTTTGATACAGAAGATACACATCCTGATTCAGAATATAAGATTGTAAGTATGTACCAATGTGATAACTGTGATACTTGGTATGAAGTGTATCATAACAAAAAGGAGGAACATGAATCCAAAAAGAATGAAAATAATTAGAAATAAAGCTAAGGCATTATTAGTTGAATGGTTGCATTCTTTGTTGTCTAAAGAAGAAGCAAGTAAAATTAATATTAAAAATGTATTAAACTTTATGCCATATCAAACACATTATATGGCTCATGATACAATTAGATTACAACCTTGGTCATACAAATGGATTGTAAAAAAATTAAAACACAACTTAGAGTTGACATTCAATGATTTAAATGATATGTTGTTACCAACAGAGAAAGATTTAAGAAGACAAAGAATGATAGAAGAAGGCCCAATTAAAAATGACTGATAAAAATTTATTTAAAGGAGTTACTTATTCTAGTTTAGACAGGCAGGTTCAAGGCAATCACTATAAAGGTATGAAGATACAACCTGCTGAATTTATAAATGAAAACAATTTACTTTTCGCTGAGGGAAATGCTATAAAATATATTTGTAGACATCGCTTGAAGGGAAAAAAAGCTGATATAGAAAAAGCAATGCATTATTTAGAAATGATTATGGAGAGAGATTATGGTTAATGAGAGTACAATTGCTCAATTAGAAAAAAGAGCAAGAGGTTTTAGAAGAATTATTTCATCATTAAATGATTTACCTATGTATGGTATTAATCCTACAATAGATAAAATTCTTTATGTAAAGATAGAAGCGTTAAAAGAACATCTTAAAAAAAAGATTCAAAAGAATAATGAAAAGTTAAATGAAATATATACTTCAAGTATTGATAGTTTAATGGATGACGATGGTCAACAATTAACACCTAATGAATAATAGAAAGTTAAAAGGAAATAAAAAAGTTAAAAAAACTGAAGCTGATTTAGCTGTCTTTAAATTATTGATTAATAATAAAGGACAATTTATTACTGAAAAATCTTTGTATCCTCAAAGTAAAATTAATTTACATTTTAAAAAAGAAAATGCAGGAATTATATCTGCATTGCTTAGGGAATCTGAAACTAATTTTGATATGTTAACTGAATTATATGAATCTATTTTAAAAAAGTTAGTTTAATATTAAATAGATTCTTGTTTAGTACAAGCAAAATTCATAAGCATACGCTTATCATTAACATATTCTTCGCCTAGTTCTCTTAATACAGTTATTCCTTTAATGAATCCTGCTGTTGCACAATCATAGTGAGAGTTATAAGTATTCATTTGTACAGGTTCAGTACATTGTTGCATCATAGCTGAACAGATTTGTATTACTAATAAAAATTTCATTTACTTTTTCCTTTCTTTAATCTAGCTTTCATAGCTACATATGCTTTAGTAGTTACTGTTGATTTAGATTTTGGTTTTTTTAATTTTAATTTTCTTGCCAATGTTTTCTTTTTAGTTCTCATATTATTTACTTTGAATAATCTTTCCTATTGCTAATGTTCCATCAGCATTTTTTACTAACTCTACTTCCATCTCCCCACATCTAGCTTCTTTATTATTCATTTCTAAATTACGAGTTAACTCTCTCTTATGTTTTAAGCAATCAGATAAAGATGTTTGCAGTCTGTGTTCAACTAATTGTCCATTAATAAATAAACATAATGCTATAACAATATTCATACTATTCGCCCTTTATTTTTTCCTTTTTTAATTACATACTTCTGTGTGCCATTTGCACCAATCTCAACTTCTTTTCTTAATATCTGAAAGAATTTCATTTGCTTTGCAGATTCTAGTTTATCTTGAATATAATCTAATACTTTTTGTTTATTTACTTTTTCTCTTGTTGCCATATCCAATACCAAAATAAAACTACTATGATTATTAATAAACTAATTAAATCCATTTATAATCTTTTTATTTACTGCCACCAATATAACCGCCAATAACTCCAATTAATCCTGTAACAGACATCTTCATTAATGTAATTACACTTTCATCTACTGGTCTATTTTCTTCTAATGCTACAAGGTAATCTCCAATAATAATAGTACCTAATAAAATTAGAACACCTGTTGTAATTAATAAAACTACAATGTCTTTAAAATTTTTTATCATCTATTTTCTCCAATATTCAGTTATTTGTTTCCATTCACATTCTGCATCTTCGCAAGTATAATCATACTCTTGAAATGTTCCTGCATTAATGAATTCCGTTTCCATTACTAAATTTAATTTCTCGTTGTGCATCTTTAAGTTTTTCAACATCTGATTTAAGTTTTTTAATTTCTTCTTCAGCTTGTTGAAGCATAACTTTAACATGTAAATTTTCCTCTAAAATCTTTTGTTGCTTTTCTGTCTCTTTTGCTAAAGCTTCTAATAAAAAAAATTGTTCTTTATCAGTTGGAATCTGGTCTGCCTTTTTAAGCAAATCATTTTCCATTAAGGTAGCTTTAGTTTGTAAATCACTTATGTCAGAAATTAATCCAAAGTACAACCATACACTCATAGCTGCACCCATAATAACTAATCCAATTGTTTTAATGTCTGTCTTTACAGAAGTGTCTTCATTAAGTTTCATTACTTATCTTTTTTACATTTACATCTTGGTGCTTTAATCCAATTAGTAATTTTTTTAATGAATGAACTTACTTCACTTGTAAATATTACAAAGTATTTATCTAGTATTTTCATAACCTACTCCTTTTTTTCTGTTGCCCCATAGCTTTTGCCATGACCACACTTGTAATTTACTTGAATAATTATTTATTATTAGTAATATTTTTTTTAACATTATTTTCTTTTTATTAAATCAGTAGCTTTAAGTCCGTACACACTCGCAATTACTCCCACGAAAATTGTCTGATACCAAAATGGTAGTTGCGAAAAGTATTCAAAAAATAATTTCATCTTATCCATAGCTGTAGGGTCATCTGAGAATACAGCCCAAGCTAACAATCCTATTGGCAAAGATAATAGTATAAGAATAAATTCGTCTTTCCAGTCTGATTGTCTAGCTTCTAATAACTTACCTTGATATTCAGCTTCACCATTAGCCATCTTTTCAGCATGACGCATTTCAGCATCAGCCATTAACATCTTAGTTTGTTGTCTTTGTTTAAAAATATGCGAACCTGCTTTTACAGCTAGGTTTAATGCACTAAGTATTGGAAATCCCATGTTTGTCTAACCACTCCTTTACATTAAATGATGGACACTTCTTAACATTATCCACTTCATAATGTCCTATCACTTTATTAATATTATATTTATCTTTTAATTCTTTTACTATACTAAGTAGTGTTTCAAATTGTTCATCATTGAAATTGTTTTCCCAATCTCCTGATTTATTTGAACCACCGATTAAACAAATTCCTAGGGATGTACCATTGACTGCTCTAGCATGAGAGCCAATCATTGATTCATCTCTACCTTTTTCTAATGTGCCATCTCTTTTAATTACATAATGATAGCCAACATCATCCCAGCCATTATCAACAACATGCCAATGTTTAATCTTCTCAACTCCTATATCCATATCAGCAGGTGTAGCTGAACAATGAATAACAATCGTATCTGTCTTAGTTCTTGGTGTCATATTATTTCCTAGGGAGCATTACACCCCCTAGGATTTATGGAGGTTTATTTTATTTTTACTGTCTTAGCTTTTTTTTCTTCAGGTAAATTTTGTTCTAAATTTATATGAAGCATTCCATCTTTCATTTCAGCATCAATTACATTTGTAAAGTCAGCTAATTTAAAAGATTGATTGAAAGCTCTTTCAGCAATACCTTTATATAAGTATTCAGTTTCTTTTGGCATTTCAATTTTGCCTGATACTTTTAAAGTATTCTCTTTACAAGATACTTCAATATCATTTTTATCGAAACCTGCAACAGCAAAAGATATTTGGTATTTTCCATCTGCAACTTTTTTAATGTTGTATGGAGGAAAACCTGTTGTGTTAAGTTTAGAGACCTCACTTAATGAATCAAACATTCTATCGAACCCGATAGAAAAGTTTTTAAATGGGTCAAAGTTTAATAAATCGTATGTCATAATAATCCTTTCGTTAAGCGATTTAATTTTAAGTAACCTCACATGAGCATTACTTACTTTATTATTATAGTAAGAATTTAACTATCTGTCAACTATTTCTCACTAAATAAACTTGTATATAAGTCTTCTAATTCTTTTTTATTCTTGCCTTCAATTCTATTTTTGTGTGTATCTTTTACTTTAATAGACCATTTTGTGTCTTGTGCAAAACCTGTCTTAGCGATTGCATCAATAATATCATTCTTGGTAGCTTCGCCCTGATTGTAAGATTCTAAGGCATCTCTTACTACTTGATAGTGTGGCTTTGTTTCTATCCATGTTAATAATTTCTGAACATTTTCTTCAGGTGTTGCATGTTTAGAAACTTTTTGTTTTGATTGTTTTGCTTGTATAAATTCTTCGTCACCTTCTTTAACAGTATTAAAGTAATTATTTCCTTCTTTATAAAATCTTGATGTACCCCAACCTGATTCATGTGCCGCAATAGCAAGTAATACTGAGTCAGGTATTTTCTTTTCTATATTTGTTTTATATATTTTTTCTGCCGCATCAAATAAAAATTCTTTTTTAGCAGGTTCTAATTCTGGTACTTTAGAATAATTAATTTCAATAGCAGGTTTCTTTTTAGGCATAACCATATCCATTTGAGAACCAATACCTGTTGCAACAACAGCCGCAGTAGCTATCTTAGCCGCATCTTTCATCTTCATATCTTGTTTCCTTTCATCTGCTATTTCTTTTTGCATTTGTTGTAATGAAATCTCTTTACCTGATTCATTATAATATTTTGGTGAACCTTCAGTCATAGCTTGTTCAGCTTCTTGAGTAGCATTTTTTACTGTTGGTTTTCTTTCAGGCATAATTACTTCTCCACCTGTATTAAATCCTATTGCTTTATTAACTGTACTTTTTGGAATAGAAGTTATAATGTCAGAATCAGGAAATAATTTTCCTATCCATTTTCTCCAAGTTGGTAATGGTGCTATTCTTTCTAAGAATATTTGTGTTGCTTTATCTGTATTACCTTTATATGTTTCTTTTGCAACATCTCCTGTATCAGTTAATATACTAAAGAACGGAGCAAATAAATACCAAGGTTCTCTTGCACCTGGGCCACTTAATCTACCAATAACTAATTCAGGAGCTGTACCTGAAATACCTGATAATCTTAAAGCTTCAGCATACCATTTATCAGTTTGTGTTTCTAAATCAGTTTGTACTTCTCCATACTTAGCAATCTCTCTTAATTGTTGTATACCACCATAAACAGGTAAAGCTGCTAATAATTTAACTAATTGTTTAACATCACCATTTTCTATTCTAGTTAAAATTTTATTTGTTTGTGCAGATTTAGCTAATGTCCATGACATAAATTGTCCTAACAATCTAACTAATGGGTCTCTTGACTGAGTAAATAATAATCTATTTGATACTTGAGGTATTAATGCATCTCTATTTGAAGCAAGTACTCCTGCTTGATTTAATAAATCTTTACCAAATTTTTTGCTAATAGCTTCATCAAAATTTTTAAATAATCCTAACTTTAATGCATCAGTTGTATTAATACCATATTTTTCTACTTCATTAACTAATCTAATTCCTTTAGATGTATTTAAACTATTACCTCTTCCTGCATAATTTGCTAAATTTTTAGCACTAGTAAAAGCATCTACTGCTCCTGTATTATATGCATATCTTCTAGCAAATCCAGTTAACCATTGAAGACCCATTACCTTAAAACCTACTTCATTTATTTTTCTAGTAACTCCTGAACTTCCCATTACCTTAGCTGCATTTGTAGCATCATCTAAAGGAGTGAGTGTTTTTAATAAAGACTGTTGTGCTTCTTTACCTTGGGCAAATCCTGCTTGTTTAGCTAAACCTTTTTCACCTTCTTGAGTAAATGCGGTTCTTGCTAATCCTTTAATCCAACTAGTAAAGTTTGTTGAGTTTTGAAAAGGTTGAACTAAATCACCTAAAGAAGCAATTGTAACTCTATCTAACATATTTAAGTTTGATATAGTTGATAATATACCTGTTCCTGTTCTAACAATACCTTGTCTTACTTGTCCATATCTGCCAAGAAAGGCATCTATATTTTTCATTACTAATCCAATTTCTTTTGAAGCAAGAGAAGCAGCATTAGCATTACCTGCATATTTTTGAACTATCTCTTGTAAATATGGATTTAATAATTCTCCTTTTGGTCCAAAGTTTTTTGCAAATGCAATTGAATCAGCTGATGATACAACTAATTTATTTAAAACAGGTTGTATCTCATTTACCAAATATCCATTTTTTTCTAATATCTTTTCTACTTGAGCATATGAACCTGATAGTACCCTATCTTTAGTTATATGGTCACTTAAAGGTAATCCTTTAATAATTGGACTGTAAAATTTTTTATCAGGTTTTCCAATTAAATTATTTACTAAGTTACGAACAGCCTCTGCATTATAAAAACCTTGTTCATTAGAAGTTTCTAATGTTGAATAAAAAGATTCAGCTTTTGCTTTGGGATTTTTATAACCTTGAGATTCAAATATTCCTGCTACAACTGTTTTAAATTTTTCTGGGTCTTTTTTTACAACATCCCAATTCCATACTCTAGGAAAATAATCTTTTATATCATCTATTCTAACAGTAATAGCATTACCTTTTTTATCTTTAATAATATCACCATTTCTATCTACTTTATATTTTCTTAAACCTATACCAACACTATTATATTCATCTTTAAAACTTTGTAAAAAATCTTCAAGTTTAGTTGCAAGGCTTTTTACTTTAGTAGAAGCTTTTTCTCCAGAACCTCTAACTAATCTTATTGCAGCTGATTGTTCTTCAAGACTTGCACCTTTAATTATATTTGTTATTCTTAATGAATATTTTTGTCTAATGTTATCTGAGATTGCTGCTGAAGAAAATTTACCAATAGGTGAATCTATTTCTTGAAATAACTTTGTTCCTATTTTTTCTGCACCACCACCAAAAGCTTTTAATTTAGTTAAAGTTGTTGTTGATGTTAACTCTCTAGCCATTTGAAATAAATTTCTAGTAGCATTATTATAAATAATTTCTTCTAAAAAATTTTTTTCACCTGTAGCAAATACTGTTCCACTTCTTTGAATTAATTTATTTAATCCACCAAGAGAAGCACCAACCATCATCCAA